CTATACGGGCTTCATGGACTGCGAGCGAAACTGAACGGCGAATGTATCAGGCGGGATCAGGGGAATTCTTCCCCAGCATTCAGCGGTTGGACTATCGGTCGTGCGGGATGCGCATCGCATGATTGACGAGAGTTGGATGGTGTGCGTTCGCTGCGGAAATCACTGCACCGAGTACCGCTGCAAAAACTCGTGGAATTAGTAACGGTACTGGTCCTGCACCGTCCGAGGAAGGCGACTGGCTACGCACCGTCTGCTTAGTGTGCAAGCGATTCATTGGATACAGGGAGTTTGAACGTGGTGCGAATATCAAGGTTCGAGGTCGAAAACGTCAAACGCGTGCAGGCGGTTCAGATTGAACCATCCGACACCGGCTTGACTATCATCGGCGGGAACAACCGACAGGGTAAGACCAGCATTCTCGACGCCATCATGTGGGCGCTGGGTGGTGGTCGATACGAACCGTCGAACGTTAAGCGTGAGGGTTCGGCCGCAAACCCTCGCATTCAGGTGGAACTCGACAACGGTATGACGGTGTCGAGGGACGGGAAGAACGGGACGCTGAAGGTTGTGGACCCGCAGGGGAATAAGGCAGGTCAAGCGTTGCTGGACGAACTGATCGGTACTCTTGCCCTTGACCTGCCGAAGTTCCTCGGCGCGAAGGACTCAGAGAAAGCGGAAATCCTGCTGACCATCATCGGTGTGGGACCGCAGTTGGCCGAGTTGGACCGACAGGAGAAGTCGCTCTACAACGAGCGGCACAGTATCGGACAGATCCAGTCTCGCAAGCAGAAGCACGCCGAGGACCTTCCGTTCGAGCAGGGGGCGCCTGCCGAGGAAGTGTCTGCTGCGGACCTGATCAAGCAGCAGCAGGCGATTCTCGCCAAGAACGCGGCCAACGAGCAACTGCGTCAGCAGAGGAACAAACTGGGCGAGTCAATCAAAGCGACTGAAACAAAGGTCGCTGCGCTCAAAGCGAGCCTCGCGGAAGCAGAGAAGTCGCTCGCTGATCTGCAGGACCAGTTCAAGACCGCGTCGAAGTCAAGCGACCGTTTGAAGGACGAGTCAACCGCTGAACTCGAGAAGTCGCTGCAGGAAATCGATGACATCAACCGGCGTGTCCGCATCAACAGGACCAAGTGGGCAGCGGAAGCGGAAGCGGCTGCACTCAGCGAACAAGTGGACGCGCTCACCGAGAAGCTCGAAGCAGTCCGCGCGGAACGTCAGGCACTGCTGGAATCCGCCGAGTTGCCGCTGCCTGGTCTGTCGGTCGTGGACGGGGAACTCGTCTACCAGGGCAAGAAGTGGGACTGCATGTCATCTGCCGATCAAATGCGGGTGGGAGTCGCGATTGTCCGCAAGACGCGACCGACTTGCCAGTTCGTTCTGCTGGACAAGCTCGAACAGATGGATCTGCCCACACTGCGAGAGTTCGGTACGTGGCTCGAGTCGGAAGGTCTACAGGCGATCGCAACCCGAGTGTCAACGGGAGGCGAGTGTTCATTGATTATCGAGGACGGGTTGGTGGTCAGCACTGCGGTCGTCCCGCCGGTTGCGATCCCGCCCGCTCCCGTAGAAGAGGAAGGGTTCTAAGACATGGAACTGAAACGAGGAATGCTGAACGAAGCGCAGAAGCTGATCCTCTGCGGTCCCGAAGGAATCGGGAAGTCGTCTCTGGCGAGCAAGTGCCCGAAACCCGTGTTCATCGACGTGGAAGGGTCAACGTCCGACATCGATGTGCTGCGGACTCCGACACCGACTTCGTGGCGCGCCTTGGTTGACCAGACCACTGCGTTTGTGACGGACCATCACGGGTGCGAGACGCTGGTAGTGGACACGGCAGACTGGGCCGAGAAGTTGTGCATCTCGCACATCTGCGCAGCGAACAACATGACCAGTCTCGGTGGCGAGAAGGACTTTGGACGGTCCTACAACATGCTCGAGCTGGAGTGGTGCCGGTGGCTGGACATCCTATCCAGAGTCGCAGCAGGTGGCATGCACGTGGTTCTGACGGCACATGTGGGCGTGAAGCAGTGCCGGCCACCGGACCTCGATGCGGCATATGACCGTTACGAGTTGAAGATGGAAAAGAAAACCTCTTCAGCGACCAAGGAGTGGTCACGGAATCTGTTGTTCCTCAACTACAAAACCTATGTAGTTGAGGAAAAGGGAAAGAAGCGTGGGACCGGCGGGCATCGCGTGATCTACACGACCCGCACCCCTGCCTGGGACGCCAAGAACCGCGCCGGACTGCCGGACGAGTTGCGGCTCGATTACAGCGAGATCGCCTGCCTGTTTAAGCCCGTGGCACAGTCTGCGCCCGCTCCCGTGGTCACCGCTCCCGTGGTGGAGCAACCGGCGCCAGTCCAACCACCATCAGCAGTGGTAACGCCACCGACAACGACTTCGTTCCTGATCCCGCTCACCGATCTGATGGCGCGGGACAAAGTCACGACACGCGAACTGCAGCTAGCGGTTGCCAAACGTGGCTACTACCCCGTCGATACCCCGCTGGAAAACTACGATCCCCAGTTTGTTGCCGGTCGGCTCGTCGCCTATTGGCCGAAGGTTCTCGAAATGATCGCTAATGTGCGAAAGGAAATTGCCGTATGAGCGATGACAGAGTATTAGGTTGGGACGACGAGATCAGCAACGACTCATCTTCCCAGTCCGTAGTGTTTCCTCCCGGCGACTACAACTACGAGATCGTCAACCTTGTGCGTGGTCGCCACATCCCGAAGGCAGACGGCACCGGCAAGTTGCCCGAGTGTCCCAAGGCGGAAATCACTGTGCGGGTCTACGGCCCAAACGGTGAACATGCGGATTTGAAAGAGCAATTGTTCCTGCACAGTCGCTGCGAGGGAATGCTCTGCTCGTTCTTTCGGTCCATCGGTCAGCGTAAGCACGGTGAACCGCTCAAGCCGAACTGGGCGATCGTGGTCGGCTCGCGCGGTCGCTGCCGTCTCGCTCACCGGACCTACAAGGTGGACGGAGAGGAGAAAAAGGCCAACGACATCAAGTCGTGGCTCGATCCGCAGAACGCTCCAGCACCACCGGCACAAGGCGGATTCTGATGCAACTGCGACCGTACCAGCAGGCAGCACGCGATGCGATCTTGAGCGAATGGGATTCCGGTAGGCAGCGCACGCTCCTTGTGTTGCCAACGGGATGCCATGCCATAGGTCAGAAGCTACTTCGGCACGACGGTCATTTCGTCAGCGCCGAAGATGTGAAGGTTGGAGACTTTCTCATGGGTTCTGACGGTAGTCCCAGGCGTGTTTTGTGTCTGCATCGTGGTCGCGGAATAATGTTCAAGGTTCGTCCGGTTAAGGGGTCACCGTTCGTTGTGAACGGTGACCATGTTCTCACTTTGGTCAGGACAAGCGAGTCGAGTGAAGGAGAATATCCGTGTCTTCGGCGTGGTGGGGAGATTGTAGACGTTTCTGTTAACGATTGGTTGAAGTGGTCACCAAACAAGAAGCACCTACACAAACTTGTTCGATGCAGTGGTGTCGAAGAGTTTGGCGGATGGGATCGATATCTTCCAATCGATCCGTATTTTGTCGGTGTTCTTATTGGAGATGGAGGACTTACAACATCCATCAACGTGACAACCGAAGACAGGGAAATTTCAGACCTGATTCACTCGCAGGCTGAATTGTACGAAATGACTATCGCTACAAAACAGTCTGGAAATGCAACCACATATCTACTCAAGTCTGGATCTGTTGGTCGTTCAGGTGGAGTTCTTCATCGCCAGCTATGCAGCATCGGCATTCGTGGAAAACGATCTGAACACAAGTTTGTTCCTCACAACTACAAGACTTCGCCACTAAAAAACAGACTGGAAGTTATCGCTGGTTTGATAGATACGGACGGATCACTTACCTGCGGTGGGTACGACTTTGTCTCAAAGTCGCCTCGTCTTGCTGATGACATGGTTTTTATGTGCAGGTCTGTTGGATTGGCAGCGCACGTTAAACCATGTCGGAAAGGTTGCCAGACTGGATTTACTGGAACGTACTACCGAGTTTCGATAAGCGGTGACTGTTCGGCAATTCCGTGCAGAATCCAGAGAAAGCGAGCGAATGAACGCAAACAAAAGAAGAGTGTTCTACGAACCGGATTTAGTGTCGAGGAGGTTGGAGGAGGAGAGTATTTCGGCTTTACGGTTGACGGAGACAATCGATATCTGCTGGATGACTTTACGATAACACACAATTGCGGGAAGACGATTGTGTTTTGCAGCGTCGCGGAGGAAAAGGTTCGGCGTGGTGGACGAGTACTGATATTAGCTCACCGCGCCGAACTGCTGGAACAGGCCGCCGACAAGATGCAGCGAAGCACGGGACTCGCCTGTGCACTGGAAAAGGCTGAGTCAACGAGCATCGGGGAGTGGGAACGGATTACCGTTGGCTCTGTGCAGACCATGATGCGTCCTGATCGACTGGAACGGTTTAGGCCGGACCACTACGACACGATCATCGTGGACGAAGCCCATCATGCCCTCGCGGAGACGTACCAGCGGGTCCTGCACCACTTCTCGG